GATTGTTCACACCCACAGCGCTATATTTTGGGAGCCATGCCGGCCGGAATGGATGTATTGGATAACAACCTCGACTCACGACGCGCCGCCATCGCCACGGATCCAGCGTCGATTTTGGTATTTTCACCAGATCCGGATTTATTGGCCGGTCAAAATCCACAGATTGGACAATTTCAAGCCGGTGGAGATGTGAGTCAAATGTTGGAGGCGATCACAGTCTATGAGAGAAGGTTGGCAACATACGCCGGTATCAATCCAGCGGATGTCCAAAAGATGAGTGGAGATCCTCGAAGTGGTTACGCCATCGCCATCTCACGATCCTCATTGAGAGAAGCCCAAAGAAAATTCGCGCCGTCGTTTCGGATAGCCGACATCCACACATTGGAGATCACCGCCAAAATCGCCAATCGGTATTTGGGGACATCATATCCCGAAAGTGGTTACAGGATTGAATATCACGCCATCCCACTCTCACCAACGGAGTCCAAAGAGCAAAGGGAGAACATGTTGGCACTATTGGCCGCCGGTCTCATCTCCAAAGTGGACGCCATCAAAATCCTCCATCCAGACCTTGACGACATCGACGCCAAACGGATGTTACTCAAAATACAACAGGAAAATCTAACATTTTAACAAACTCACAAAAGGGATGAACCATGAGTAAAACCAAAATCATAGAGGGTGTAGAATACATCCAAAAAGAACATGTGGACGAGATAGTTCGCCAACGTATCGCCAAATATTCCGAGCGACTAGCCCAAACGGAGTCCAAGTTGGGTGAGTATGAGTCACAGTTGGACGAGGCCAAATCCAAAATGGGATTGGTCGACAACCTCACCAGTCAAGTGGAGTCCTTACAAAGTGAACTCAAAACATCCAACTCACGATATGAACGTCACACCACCATCTCACAGTTTGGAATCAATGACGGTGATGTGAGAGATATGGTTGAGTGGCAATATGATCGGGCCATGAGTAACCTCCCCAAAAAGGATCGAGTCGATTTGGGACAATGGTTGGAGACAATCAAAACGGATCCCACAACGGCTCCAAGCACCTTGAGACCATTCTTTGAGACTCAACCGAATACTCAACCGGATACAACCTCAAACGAGCCTCCACAGCCGACTCAAGGCCTCCAACAGACACAAACACAACTCACTCCACCACCATCCTCCAACCGTGGTGTCCAATCTCAACCCACAGCGGCTCCCAATGATTTGTTGAGTCGAGCCACGGATCCAACATTTTACTCTCAAAATCGAGAAGCAATCCGAGAGGCGTATTATTCGCGACTGGGTCAAACTCCACACAAGTTTTGAGAGGTGATGGATGGCCACGTTTAAATATTCGGACGGTGCTGGGATACCCAACCGTCATGATTTTACAAACCTCTCCACCATCTCCGTGACTCATGGATTGGGGTATACTCCAAACGTATGGATCGTCATCAATGGTGAGGTTGTGTTTGGTGAGATTACATACAATAATCTTTTGACATTTACAGTCATTTTTGAGACGGTGGAGACTGGGGTGATATATTACAGATGATCCACTCCCATCGTGGATCCAAGTTAACTATCATCCCCAAGAGGTATACCCATGGCACAAAGATTTTTGGCCCCAGAACTGATCGCCGAAGGCGTAATCAAACAAAAAGGAACAGTATCACACGACGAACATTTGATCACTCGTGGATATCTACACTCAAACGTACTCAACGCAATCCACGCGGACAGCGCCAATTATTTGGAAGTTGTTAGTGATGGTGGAATCAATAAACTAAAAGTCAAGCCGTTGACCGTGACGGATGTGACTGTTGACTCATCTCAAACATCATTGGGCAACTTTATCTCCAATGTGTACACCGGGTCTAACTTCCAAGAGGGTGACATTGTATTTTTAGCGGCGACGTCTCCAATTGAGTCATACATCCACAACGGTGGAACCGCTGGCAATGCTGACGACTGGGAACTCATCAACAGTGGTTTGAGTGACGCCCAAATCCGCGCCAAATTCTCCGCAAGTGCTGGGATAGATTACAATGCCACAACGGGTGAATTCACAGCAGACCAAACCGAGATCAAAGGATTTTTCTCGGCTGGAACTGGATTGGCTTATAACGCCGCTACTGGTGCATTTTCACTATCGGCCAACTCGGATCAAATCTCCGAAGGGTCCAACAATCTATTCCATACGACCGCTCGCGCTCGTTCCAGTATCTCAGTTGATGCGGCTGGTTTGAATTACAACTCGTCAACTGGTGTGATCACGTTGACGGCCGATACGTCTCAAGTGAGCGAGGACTCCAGCGCGTTATATTTTACTCAAGCGAGAGCCCGTGGATCGGTCTCATTGGGCGCGGTATCATCTCCAGATGTACAACTCCTCCAATACAACTCCTCCAATGGTGAGTTTAAAGTTGAGGCGAGTGATGTATTTGCACAATTTGCAGCCGGTACCGGTCTCAGTTATGCGGATGGTGTTTACACATTGAACGCCAACACGTCTCAAGTGAGCGAGGACTCTAGCGCGTTATATTTCACTCAAGCAAGATCACGCGGATCCATCTCGGTTGATGCTGCTGGTTTGTCTTATAATTCTGGTACTGGTGTGATCACATTGACGGCCGATACGTCTCAAGTGAGCGAGCACTCCAGCGCGTTATATTTCACCAACGCGAGAGCCCAAGCCGCTATCACAGCCGATCCAGCCGCTGGCAACCTTGCCAGTGTCTCCGGTGGTCAAGTTTTAGTCGCTCTCTCAGACTTCCGGAAATCATTTGCCAATCAAACATTGGTCGCCAACACGTCACTCTCATTGACTCACAATTTGGGTCAACAGTTGGTCCACGTGAGCGCCATGGATGGAAGTGGTAACAAAGTGGAGTTGGAGATCACTTACACCAACGCCAACGCTGTGGCTGTAAAATCCACCGTTGGATTGACTGGGATCGACATCGCCGTATCAATCTAACTGATACCCCTTAACCCCATACATTTGGAGTCACTCATTTGGGTGGCTCCTTTTGTTTTTTTACTTCGATCTATTGATGACGATGTGGAGAGTTGACGAGCCGGATTGGGTAGCCACCAAAAGGACTCTATTGGATTGACGTCCAATCTCCATGGGTATCTCCAAAAGGTTATTGGCTGGGATAAATACATAATCGGTCACACCACCGCTCCCAAATGAGTCTCCATCATCACCATCATTGGCACAATACAAAGCCGATGGAGATCCAATGGAGACCGCCGTGGCTCCACTGGGGAGGATAATTTTGGTGGCGGTGTTGTCGATGTTGTCTATGGTTTTGAATTTTGGATATGTGTTAACGTTGGATAGGTCATGAGTGGCCATGGTGATCTCCCTTTGATGTGAAAATGACATGAGGTGTCATTGTGATAACACCATATCATAAAAATGGGTATACTACACCCAACCACATATCTCCACCACGGTGGATGATGGGAGTTGGTTATTGTCGGATAGGTTCGCAACCGTCAACAGCGTAAAACCCGACCCATCCAAAACAAAACCAAACCAAAAATTGTGAGAAAATACAATGTCAACTATTGATTATTCAACGCTCGGCAACCTTCGGTTGGCCGCAATGATAGAAAATGAGGTGCGCGCCATCCTCTCGGACCAAGCCTCAATCCGTAATTCCGGAGCGCTCCTTTTCGCTGGGGACGTCGCTGGAATCGGCTCTAAAGTGATGCGTATGCGATACGCCAACTGGGGCGCTGCTACACCATTCGCAACTGCGAGCGATGGTGGTGAGGTGTCTGAAGCCACACTAACTCCATCAACCGTAGATATCACCGTGGNCCGATCGGCTTTACGTTACGATATCAGTGATCTTGCCGCTATGACCGGACTCGGTATGGACATTGATCCATTCTCATTGGCCAACAAAATGGCTATGAGTGCTGAAGCACGAATTAACGGGATCATCACCGCGACATTTGCAGCCGCTTCCAACGCTGTTGGGACAAGTGGTGTGGACATGTCTGTTGATGACTTTTATGATGCAATGTTCCAATTGGAGAGTGAGTCAAACAATGGAGAGTTCTATTGTATACTCCACCCACAACAGTTGAGTGATCTTCGTGATTCTCTCCGCAGTGAGTCAAATAACGCTCTCGCATTTTCACCAGCAACCGAGGACATGTTGGCCATCAAAGGTCAAGGTTTTGCCGGTCGCTTTGGTGGTGTAGATATTTTCAAATCTAGTTATGTAACCGAGTCCGGTGGTGACAAAATCGGCGCCATGATGTCTCGTGGTGGTATCGCGTACGCTGTTGGGACTCCACGTCCGTTGGCTGGTGCTGGTGTTGAAATTCGCCCAGCCGGCACACCCGTAGTAATCGGCTTCCAACGTGACGAATCTAAAGGACTTACCGAGGTTGTAGGACATTTGTATTGTGGAGCGGCGATCACTGAAGACGCCCGAATTGTCAAGATTGTTACAGACGCTTAATTTGTCATGATGAGTGGGTGGAGGGTTTTAAATTCCCTTTGTCCTTCCATTCACTCTCCATTTTTGGAGAGTGGGTGGTATCATCAAAATCATAAACACATATCAACAAAGGGATAAAAGATATGAGCACATTTACACCAACGACATGGACCGGAACAAAAGCCTCGGCCCAAAATCCAAAATTAAAAGTCTTCCCCAATGCTCCGTTTTATTTACTCCATCACCCATTCTCATGGGAGTTGGTGGAAGTTGGAGAGGGAGATTGGGAGTGGTTGCCAACATTTGGACAACTATTTGAGATCGCTGGGGTCAATGGTGTTGAGGATACACCAAACGGACCGGACTCAACAATGAGTCGGATGAGATTGATGGACAATGGTCAAACTGTCATTGATCGTGAGTTTGGGTATATTGCACGATATGAGACCACATATGGTGGATATTACTATTGCATGAGGTGGGATGTCCCAAAGGTCATCGGATCAAAGGTATTTTGGAACAATGACAAAGATGGATACAATGATTGGAGACGTGAGTTGGTTGGATTGGGTATCATTGACAAACCGGAGATCGAGGTCATCCAATCCAAAATTGCTTTGTTGGATCGCAAGATTGACCGACGTCTCAAACTCCAACACATCCCAGAAATTAAAAAGGAGATTGATGGTTTGTACGCTCTCAAAAAACAAATGAGAGAGAGTTTTGAGGCCATGCACAAACCAAAGACCAAATCCAAGTCAAAATCAAAGGGAGCGTGATTATGTCTATATCTAGAGAACAGGTGGAGAGAGTCACCAATCGGATGTATGAGGACGCCAAAAAGAGCGGCCGAGATGTCTCACGTGAGACGGTACGTCAAGAAGTAGTCAAACGAGCCCAAACCCAAAACATTAAAAAATCCAAATAGGAGACTATCATGGCTTACAACGGCAAACCATTTTTTAAAATTCCACGTCCACTTTTGTTGGCTGGTGGATTGGATGTCCGGACAATCTCGGACGGTATCACACTCACGGACAAAGACTCACTGTTCCAAATCATTGACAGTGGTGGAAGTGATCAAAATGTGATCCTTCCGGCTCAAAAGGATGGTCGTATTTATGTCATCTCCAATGTTGGTGGGACAAACAATTTGAGCGTCCAAAACAATCTAGCCGTTGAAAAAGTCAGCCTCGCTCCAAATGAGATCGCGGTGTTGGTTTCATCCGATACGGTTTGGTATCTCCTTTTAAATGTTAACAACATCTAAGGATAAACGATGGGAACCGAGAGACTATATTCACCACGTATCCGGATCCATGAGGTACTTGAGAGATCGCGTGGGTGTACTGTGGACCTCCCTATATATAGGGATGGATCATTGGTATCACCCACAGCGGCCTTTTTTAGATTTCAAGATCCAAATGGTAACGACGTTATATCTCGGACATCCGTATCAATCATCGCCAATGTGGCCACCTACACAATCTCTCCCAGTGAACTCCCAACCACACTCTCATTGGATGACGGATATCTCCAATATTGGGAACTGACGATTGATGGAGTGGTCCACACCTTCAAAAAACCCACCGCCATCGCGTTNAGTGCTTTNTANCCGGTGATCAGTGATTTGGATTTGGAGTCGGAGTATTCTGATCTTGCTTCCATCCGTCCATCATCATTGGGCTCCAGTTATCAAACGTACATTGACGAGGCATGGGTGCAACTGATTCAACGGGTGAGAGACCAAGGGAACATCGAATATTTGATCATGTCTCCACAATCGTTGAGATCATGCCATAAAAATCTCACGTTTTATCTCATATTCAAGGACATGGACTCAAGTGGATTGGGAGAAGGACGCTATCTTGATTTAGCCAAAACCCATCGAAAAGAGATGGAATTTGATTTCAAGCGGCTCAAATTTACTTATGATCAAAACCAAGATGGCAAGGTGGACGACAAAAATGGACGCCGTGCCAATCTCGGAGTCATATACACCAGCGCTCCCCCCATATGGTATCGGAGACGCTAGATGATTGTATCACTCGCCACAATACGTCAACGATTCGCCACGATGATTGACAGTTTAAGCGGATTTGATGAGAGTCGTAATCCGTTTGACGGATATGGACGGTCGCCCAATACGATCGCTCACAAAAGATTTTCAGTGGGGATCCGGTCCGTGTCCAGTCGTGACGATGATCGTCAACGTCGTGGAGTGGGTGTCATGACCTCCACGGAGGTGATGGTCCGTTATGCCTTTAGAATACGACCAAAGGACCAAATTGAGAGTTTTGATGATGGTTTGGACAGTGCTCAAACGGTTATCAATGCCATCACCAAACGATCCACACCGCTCCACGATGAGATCCAAATCCGATTTGGTGGGATGGACAATGAGTTAAGTGATTCTGGTGAGTGGATGTCCATCACATTGGCTTTTGAAGTGCTACACTATTTATATTTAACCTAACACAAAAACATTAAGGAGGCTATCATGGCCGATAGTACAGTAGTAACAACCCGTCGAGACGGTAAAATCACGATTACGGACGGAGCCGCGTCCAGTTATGAGGNATCGTTTGAGGTCGGAGACTTCGCTAGCGCCGAGCCCGGAGCGGATCGCGTGGTGATCCGAGATCGCGGAGCCATAGTGGGACTGAGAGAGGGCGATGACGCTGTGATCAACATCTCATTCTCAGTACACATGAGATCATTGACGGACACAACAGCGGACAACCTCATGGATCGAATCTATAACCGTGGTTTCAATGCTGGAGCGCCGTTGACGTCAACTGGTGGAGATGGTTTTGAACAGTTCCTTCAAACCGTTGTTTTTGAAGTGGACACCCAAACATTGGGATCCGGTAAAACATACACCGCCACATACTCAAAAGTATATCTCGAAGTATCCAACTTGAGTGAGAGTGCAGATGGTAACACCATCGAGGTGACTGGAGAGGTATATGGCGGCGTGGCATACGTCCAAGCATAAGCCAAGAGTAACAAAGGGAGTAACTCATGGAAAAAGTAACTATGACGACATTTGGAGAGGTGGAAGTAATCAAACCTCCACTCTCCACATGTTTTGATATCGTGTCAATGTGGAGCGACGATCAAACACGAGCGGCGATGGGTCGAGTTTGTGCGATGGCGCTTTGTATTTGTCTCAATGACTATCGTCTTCCAAAAGTGAGACATCTCGTGGACGTCCACAAATATGGCTCAACGTGTTTGGATACGCTGTTGGGCGCTGGAGTCCCAGTCAATGAGATATTGGAGATTGGAATGGTGTGCATTGGAGAGATGGCCAAATCACTTCCATCATCACACGAGGTCCAAGAAACCGAAAATTTTACCGAACCACCACGAGTGGATCCATAGAGCGGACAGGATACGCCATATCAAGATTTTGGAATAGAGATCCAACGTGGTTCCAATCTTTGGACAGTGATCTCCAATCTCGTCTCTATGTTGATTTTATGATGGTCCATGAGTCTCCACAAGTATCGAAGCGTAAAAAGGTGGACGCTCAAAAAGACAAAATCAAACAATGGAGATCCAAATGAGTAAGGTGTTGAGATATGGTAAGGGACGAGGGACCATTGAAATTGAGGGGACTCAACGTGATCTCATATTGGGTACAATACGCGCCGCCGATCCATCCATTGTCAAAGTATTGGAACAAACCACCGAACAACTCGCCAAAAAAAGTGAGGAGCGTTGGTTGGTCCGTCAACCAAAATACGGACGGTCTCAAGGCTCCAAAGGACAACACAAAACCGGGCTCCGTATCATTCCACCATACACCATCGAGGCTTTTGTGGAGAATACGGCGGATTATGCGTGGGCGATCAAAGTGGGACCGGACTCCACCACCAACATCCGTCAAGGGAGACGATTGGCGGCGGTGGTTTTGTGGGATCCAGCCCGGCGCGGTGCTCAAAAGGTAGTTGAGGCCATCGCCAAAGATACCGTCAAGCGGTTGAAAAAGATATGAGAGAGTTTGTCAAAATGATGACAGCACNTGTCAAATGTTTTGTGTATGGTGTATTGATACTCATGGCCATCGTGGTCATGGTGATGGGAGAGAGTTATGGCCGCGGACGTCAATAAAAGCGTATCGATCAATTATAGCGCTTCAACCGAGCAATTGGAAAGAGCACTTAAGAAGATCCCAAACATCACGGACAAGGAAGCGACTAAAGCCGCTGGAGAGTTGGACAAAAATTTCAAAAAAATGGAGTCCAGCGCGGATAAGACCTCCAAAAACGTCTCTAAAAAGATGAAAAAGATTGGAAAATCGATGGCGGCGGTGGGTGCAAGTGTGGCCGCCGTGACTGGTGGTGTGGTGTTGTTGTCTCAACGATTCGCGGACCTCACCAATGAGTTGGTGGACGCTTCCACCAAAACGGGGATCGCCGTTGATACATTGGCCGGATTGAGATTGGCCGCGGAGGGATCTGGTTTGGCTTTTGCCAATCTGGAGGGTGGTTTAATAAAGTTCCAAGGGTCGATGGACGCCGCCGCGAGTGGGTCCAAAAACCTTGAGGAGACGTTTGGTCAATTGGGTGTCAGTGTTAAAGACTCCAATGGTGAGTTGAGAGATGCGGATAGTGTGTTTAATGAGACCGTGAAAGCGTTGGGAGGGATGGAAAATCAAACCCAGCGTAACGCCATGGCGATGGAGTTATTTGGACGTCAAAGTGGACCAGCGCTCATCCAATCCGGAGCGTTAGACAACCTCGAATCAATGACCGCGTTGGCGAGTGAGTTTGGTGTGGCTATCAATGAGGATGGAATCAACTCCATGGCACAATTTCAAAGGGTGATGGCCGAGTTTGGGACTGTGTCAATGGGTACTCTCCAAAACGTCATTGGATCCATAGCCGGACCAAATAGTGTGAACATGGCCGTCCAAGGCGCTTCCAAAGCCGTTGTCTTTATGGGATCCGTATTTTCAACCGTATTGGGTGGAGTCTCTCAAGGTTTTGAGAATGTGATTGGGTTAATAAACGTAGCGACCACGGCCATGAGTGGAGATGTGGACACGGCTCGAGCCGTGTTGGGTGATCTCCAACGTGAGACTCACACCGCTGTTGACAATCTCTCCAATGTGTTTGTCATCGCCAATGATGAGTTGGACCGGTTCAATGAGTTATCATCATCGTCATTGGGTCCACAAACCATGTCTGAGACTGCTGAGGGTGCAGACCGAGCCCAAAAAAACATCAATAAAATGGGAGAAGCCACCAAAGCACTCATCAAACTCAACAAACAACTAAATGATGATTTCAATGAGTCATTGGATATCTATGATGATTTGACGTTAAAAGTATCGGAGGGATTGACTCCGGAGTTTGAGAAACAACGGAGAGCGGTCCACCAACTTGGTAATGAGATTGAGAATCAAACCAAGGAATTGGACTATCAAATGGGAGTTCTATTGGATCACGCGGCGTCCCGTGAGTTGTCGGTTGAGGAGCAAGAGAGACTCAATCAACTGGTGGATGAGATCAATGGTTTGGAGGATTTGGCCGAGGATCATCGTAAAACCGAGATCAAAGATATGACCGCATTGAGGAATCAAGCCCACCAAAGAAGACTCGAACAAATCCAAGATGAGACTGATTTGGAATTACAAAACCAACAAATGATCATTGAGAAGTATCAAGAAAAAATATCCATGATCACCTCCATGGGTCAAAATATATTTGAGGCTTTTGGAGCCATCTCCCAAGCATTTTCGGACATCAATCAAAGTCAACTCGAACAAATCAAAAACCAAGTGGATGAGGAGACCAAAGCAATTGACGAGTTATATAAACGAGGTGAGATAAGCGCCAACGAGGCGGCTGTGACAAAATCATCCATTGAAAAGGGATTCCAAGATCAACAAAAAGAAATGAAGTTGAGAGAGTTTAAGCGTAACAAAGCCTTGACGATGGCGGATATTGCTTTTAAGTTGGCCGCCGGTATCGCTCAAGCGTTGACACTTCCACCGATAGCCCGTGGGATCCGGATCGCCTCTCTAACGGCTATAGCCGGAGCCCAGACCGCGTCCGTGGCTTCTCAACAGCCACCCAAATTCGATGTGGGTGGGATGGTAGGTCAATCGGATGGCGCTCCGGATGTTGTCAACGCCAATCTCCTTCGAGGGGAGGCGGTGTTGGATCGGGCCACCGTGGATCGGTTGGGAGGTCAACAGGGTGTCCAAGCGCTCCAAAATGGTGGTGTTGGGTCACAGGTCGTGATAATACAACCCTTTAAGCACTTTGATAGGTACAATAGAGCGATGAGCCAACGGATGTCTCAACGCGCTGGAAGTGGAGGATACTGATGGCCAATATAACACCCAACAGCATACGAGGATTTTTGGTCCCGTTCAAACTTACAGCGGACCATTTTTGGAGTGATGAATCCACATTGACTCAAAATGGATCATTGTCCGGTATCCCACAATCAAACAATGACTCACCATTGGTGGTGACGTCCAAAGGTGTCCAAACTCAAGACATCCAGATCAAAACCCATGAGCCCGGTCACATCCAAGATGGCGCCGGTTTTATTTGGAAGTATTCCACGGACGCTCTCCACTATGGTCATGAGACACCATCCAAGGTCATGGACGTGACCATGGAACAATCACCAGCCGTTAACAATAAATACATCCCACGTCACACCATACGCTTATCCACTGGGACCGTGTTGGTGGCTGTTGAACACACCACAGTCACTCAAAACAATACTCGAGTATATAGAATAGGCGTGGATGGTACCTCATCCAGTGTACAGGTTGACACGGTGGACGCGTCCACACTGTTATCCAATCAACGATTCCCAACGGTTATGGAACTTCCCAACGGGTCCATCAATTTGGCGGTGTGGGTGATTGACAATGTCAAAAATGTGGCCAATGTACAAATCTACAAATCCACGGATGATGGTGTGACATGGACATTGGTCTCAAGTCGAGCACTTCCCGAGGATGTGGATGTGAGTGGAGTATTTGGAGCCGGCGCGGCTGGTTTTGAACTTCAACCACTCACGATGGCGGCCACGGCCAATCAAGTCCTCTTATTTGCAGCGTTAAATATTCACAACACATCATTGACCTTTTGTTCACGTGTGAGACAATATGGATCCACCAATGGTGGTCTCAAGTTTCAATTTGTGGATGAGAGTGAGAGTGGAGATGGCTCCCACTTTTATCTCCCTCAAATCGTGGAGTTTAATGGAGTTTTGATCATTGGGTATATTGCAAGCGCGGACAGTATCAAATTTACAAGATTGACCAACGCTTTTGACAGTGTATTTGATCAACTCGGACTCATCCCAGCGGACTCCATTAGTGGGTCATTTGCTACGGGTACATCAAACCGATTGACCGGAGGTGATTGGACTTTGGTGTTGGATACCGATGGACGTCTATACATTTATATCAACAAACTAAACAAAGCCATCATCCATGGTGGCTACTCGGATTTGGCTGGTGTCAGTGTGGAGGAATACGCAAAAAAATGGTATCAATATGGTGATAATACCGGTACATTTGCCAACAGTCGAGTGATTGAGTTTGAGACACCCACCAACACCGGTGGAGGATGTGAAAACATCAAAGCCGTAGCCGGCCAAGGTGAGATCATGATGTTTTGTAATTGGACCAACATTGGGACCAATAGTTTGGCGGATGGTCTCCACATCATCACATTGGGTGGATGGTCCTCTCAACAGTATGGACGCCTCCAACCGTATCCCATAGATAGTCAATGGGGATATGATCTCAATACGTGGGCACCATTTGACGAGCCTCAACAAAATAGTCTATGGACACAAAATGTGACCGGTGGAGCCACGGATGTATTGGGTGGAGATCACATCACACTCAACGCCGGTGGGAGTGATGTCATTTACTACTCCCAAGGTGTCTCAGACAAAACCAATGGAGTGACTCTCCACACAAAGATCACCAATGTGACCGGTGGAACTGTGACACGTGGGACGGCCATTGGAGTCCAAATCCAAAATCAATCATCAACCAACACATATCATTTGGAGATTGTGGTGGGCTCCGATCGTATCCACGTGTATGATGTTCACGCCGGATATGGATCAGCGGTTGGAAGTGCTACCGGTTTGACGCTCACAAATGGGATCCAAATCCTTTGTCACTTGGACAACTCCAATGGTGAGGTCCATGTCTATTTTGGGGACGCCTTCTCACCAAGACAATATCAAAAGATCACGGGCACATTGACCACCGACACAAATACAACTCAAGAAATATATTGGGGATGTCCCACCGCTGGTGGATCAGACAGGACAGCCGATTATCACTTTTTCTCCTATGGATTGGGAGCGACTGTGGGAGATGGGTGGATTGATGGTGATCTCAACGCCAAAAAATACTCACCTCGAGGATTTGACACCCAAATCCGTGATGGGTTGACCATCTCCACATTGGATGGACCGGCTCGAGAGGGAGACGAGTACACATTGACTCCACAGTTTGGAGCACCGGTCCAACGTACTCTCCACACCGTCTCACCATCTCCACACGTTGGATGGAGATCGGACGCGGTGGCCAATGCGGACACCACAGCGGTCTCCACCTCCTCAATCGCGTGGTATCTGGACACGACTCTCAAAGGGACCGCCGTGACCCATACGGAGTCTCAAGCGATTGGAGTCCACTTGACAGGTGTCAACTTCAAACAATTTTTAATTGAGACTCACAATGGGACCTCATGGTCAACAGCGGCCACAGTGGACAACAGTGTTGGAGGCGCTATCAACTTTACACGAGTGGGAGCCGCCATCCACTCGACTCAAGCCAATGGACCATATCTCCATCTCAATGAGTGTGATGGGTGGTCCGTTTTGTTGGATGATGGAGCCGGTAATGTGGTTCAACGTCGAGTCCAATCCAATGGTGATGGAGTGTTGGCCAATACCTCATCCAAAAAGGCATATCTCACCATTGAAGGAGTCAAAGCCACGGATCCAGCGAGTGGGACAATGACTTTGATCCCATCCAAAGTCACGGTGTTGATGAATAAAAATGAGTTAAGTGGATTTCGTCTTAATATCACCAGTCAAAAGACTGCGGAGGGATATTTTGAGATTGGGACGATGGTGGCCGGTCCTTTGGTCATAGCCGGTCCACAATATGGACGTGGGAGGACCATCCAGATTGAGTCCAACGTCATTGAGAACATCGCGCCAAATGGAACAATCTACACCTCCAGCCGTGGAAGTGATGGACGTGTGGTGAGAATAGCGTGGACCGATGGTGTGGACACATCATCACTCAACGCCGCTCAAGCCGCTCCGAATCATTATGAGTTATACACCGGTGAACCAATCGCGGTCAATGGTAGCGCTCCCACGGCCATGTTGGGACTCATCCAATATGTCAAATCCTCTCAAAATGCTGTTGTATACCTTCCAAACATCGCCACCGGTCCATCATCGGAAGTTATACTCAATAGATATCACAATCAAATCCTCACCACCATTGGGACCGAGATCCAGATTGACCACGTTATTGGTGATGAGTTACTCCCCAATAATATGGGTGAGGTGTTTCGAGTCTCCACGGTTTTGTTGAGAGAGGTGAGATAAATGTTGGGTTTTACTTCCAATCAGTTGATGGGATCCACACCGGTGTTTTGTGTGGAGTTTGAGTGGGGTGGACGTGTTCACAGATACGCCACCCACAACATCACACTCCAATCCAACGGCGGTCCACTCCATTATCTTCCATCCATCATGGAGTTTGATTTTTTGGAGAGCGCGGATTTGACGTCCATCAATGTGGAGGCAAATATTGTGTCCATGGGACTCATCATGGACGATGTGGATTTATTGGAGAGATGGAGCCAAGGTGACACCATCGAAGGATTGGACGCGGAGTTTTTCTATGTCCTCATGAGATACGATGTGGCTCAACAGGATTTTGAGGATCGTGTGGTTTTGTACCGTGGTCAAATCCAAGAGCCACAATTTGGAGATCCAAACCAATTCCACCAATTTGTCTCCATATCCATTGAGGCTCAACCATATGACTCCAACCGGCTATTGATGGACTCCAATAAATACATTGATACACGATTTACAAATAGACACATTGACACCTCCGATGGAAAGATTTTTCCTATTATATTGGGATCGGCTGGTGGATTGATACGGACTACAGTTGGAACAACCAAAAATATCCACGCTCTCCCGTCCTATTGTGTCAACGAATATGACGCCGCCAAAGGTGTTGACGCTCGTTTTATGGTGGCCGGTCATCCCATCACCGCCACGAGTGCAGTGATCCAAGATGACAAATATGACACCGATACCAAAACCATCCAATTTGATGACGATGGCCGTGGGAATATATACGCGTATATCGAACTTGACACGAGTGATGACGTGGCCATCCCCGGCTCCACTGTGAATGGTGAGTCACGTGAGTGGTGGGTGTACATGACCGGCGGTGGTGGATTGGTCAATCCATTTGGAGAGGGTGATCTCCAAGGCGCTGGTGATATTTGTCGTTGGGCGCTTCAACGGAGTGGACAAATCATTGATGACGGAGCGTGGGCCAATCTCGCTCCAATACTCAACCAATACAATTTTGAGGGATACATCAACGATCCAAAGATCACCGCGTGGAGTTGGCTCAACGGTAACATCCTTCCATTTTTACCCATCACGGTCCGTATGGGTCCAAACGGATTGAGACCGATATTGATACAATTGTGGGCGTTGACTCACGTGACGTCCATGGCGTCCATCACGGTTGACGATGACTCCAACGTGACTCAAGTCTCACCCATCAACACAATACGCTCCACATCTCAACTCATGAACCAATTTACACTTCGATGGGGTAAACGTGGATTTGATCAAGAATACACATCCATGGTGAGAGTCACCAATATAAAATCGGAGGACTATGACGTGGTGAGTGATTACTCGATCTTATCGGTCAACCGGTATGGAGTCAAACCCATGGCCATGGATAGTGATTACATCTATGACCGTGACACGGCCATCAAGGTCTCAATGGACATGGTCAGGTCAAAATGTCTCCCAATCAACACCATTGAGGTGGATGTGGATATGGAGTTGGGATGGTTGCAAGTGGGAGACGTGTTGGATGTGACCGCGCCCAAAATCTATTTGACAACCCACAAAATGATCATCATATCCAAACGGTGGAGAGGGACACATTGGAGATGGGAGTTGGCTTTTGAGATGAATCCACGCCAATGACACCCAATGTCATCGTGGATGACCA